TCAGAATTAAGAAGTCATTCCACAGGTATATTTACTTGGGAAGTGACTGGTAGTGAGAAGATGCGCCTAACTTCTGATGGATTGTTGGGTATAGGGCATAATTCACCAACAGCATATGGAAGAATGACTGTAGCAATGCCATCTCAGTCTGCTGGTGCTGCAATTCAAGTAGCAAATAGTAGTCTCGGTTCAGGTGATGGCACTACATCAAACATTGTCCTAAGGTCTGTCAACAGTAATGGTACTCAATGGGCAGATGCTGAATATAGAGCATCTCAGCACATATTTGCTATTCAAGGTACTGAAAAACTTCGTATAACTTCTAGCGGTGCTTTTATGATTAATGGTAATTCTTTAAATTACCTTAAAAATGAATACCGAGGTACTGTAAGTGTAACTGGAACTAATAACGAGTTGTTTGCATTTGAGATACAAGGTGCAGCAAATGCATCTGGTGGTCTTTTATTCGTATATGGAACATCTAGTAATGTTGTGGTAAATGTTAGCGCAGAAATTTTAGTAAATCACTACGGTGACGTAACTATTAAGAGTATGTCTGGTGCATATACTCAGGCAAGAATAAGAGTAAAAACTGATAATAATGCAAGAGCAGCAATTTATCTGGGAAGAAGTGGTGGTTATGCATCTGGAAGTACAGGATTGAATTGGAAATTTATTCCTTATGGTGGAACCTATGCATATACCACAGAATCTACTAATAATGGAACTGATCATACTCATACCACACAATCTGGTAGTTTTAGAATAACTGCAGCGGGTGGTGGTGCTGGTAATGTTAACGCCTCAGGAAGTAAAAACTTCATGATTGATCACCCATTAGAAAGTCTTAGGGAGACAACTAGACTTGCACATGCTGCAGTTGAGGGTCCTGAATGCAATACAATATATCGTGGTAAAGTTGATTTGGTTGACGGAACTGCAACCGTAAATATTGACACCAACTCAAGAATGACTGAAGGAACATTTGTGGCATTAAATCAAAATGTCCAATGTTTTACTACTAATGAAACTGGATGGACAGCAATCAAAGGTTCTGTATCTGGTAATTTACTTACTATTACTGCACAAGATAATACATGCACCGACACTATTTCTTGGATGGTTGTTGGTGAGAGACATGATAAAGATATAATTGATAACAGATCAACAGATTCCGAAGGTAGATTTATTCCAGAAGTTACTGATGAATATGATCCTTCACAGTTTGCAGAATATACTGATCCAGTAGAACCAGAACAAGAACCATAAATATCTAATCATTAAGAGGACTATTAGTTCTCCAATGTACTCCTGCTCCCTTCATCTTTTGGATTTCGGGAGCATCTTTTTTAAGTTTTTCTACCAACATCTCTGCAAGTGCTTCCATTCTCTCAGGATGAATAGCAGTGATACTACCTTCTTCAATGGCAATTTTCATACTCTTTTCTTCTTTTTCAGTCAATTTGTTGCCGTTGGTAGGTAGAGTCATGGTGCTCTTTGAATGTAGTTATATTCTAACATATCTATGCCAGTAGTGTGGTAATTTAAGATTTTCTTTTGGATTGGATGCTGATACTTGACAAAGTAGTGGAATATGAGTAGAATAACTCTGTCAGGGTTCATTGGGATACTATTAAGAAATAAATACTAGTACATGATAATCACATATGTTATCGACACAATATCGACTTCGGTTAGAGTTCATTTGTAAATGTATAGCAAACGGAGAAGAAGTCAAACTAGATGATATGGTTTGGGCACAGAAACTTGCTAAGGCAAACACAACAGCAAATGAGATGTTGAAGAAAGCAAGGAGACAATCATCACAGGATATACAAGAAGGAAGTATCGATGATTTTTGTAATCGGATGGGACTAGGAGACCCCGATCCATCCAAACATAGCAAGGGGTTTCAATCAACAGATGAAATTGCAGAGTGGTTTCACCAAGATAGACCCGACGATTGGAGGCAAAGAGACTAATGTTAGCAGTAATTTACAGCAACGGTAATCAAGAATCAGAACGTGCTATCAGTTTGTTTGAGACGTTAGATGCACAGATACTTAAGTATAAGTTAGACAAAGAATTTACACAGAGAGGATTTGAAGCAGAATTTGGTAAAGAAGCAGAGTATCCACAGATAAACATTGGACACAAACATGTGGGTAGTTTAAAGGAAACAATGAACTATTTGAAGGACAATAATTTGCTATGAAATCGGCAATTCTGCTTGCTTGTTTATCACCAATATTCACTATTTGGATTATACTTAAAATATCCATTTGGTTGTCTGCTGTTAACGAGGAGAAGAAGTATGTTGCCCAGGAACCCTTCAGAAAACGAGGAAAGTATGTGGAAAATCCATATGCAGACGTTGATGAAGAGGAAGAAGAATATGGAGATCGCACAGATTATAGATGATGCTTTGTATAAATATTATACAATCGAGCATGGACTACCTGTTCCAAATTGGAAACCCTGCAGGAATCCTGACTGGTGGACATCATACCTTATCCAATTAGGAATAGACCCCAAGAATCCATGAATGAAGAAAGATACATGGTTGAATTGACTGCAGATGATGTGCATCTGCTGCACCATTGTGTCGTAGAAACTATAAAGAACTGGCCCGGATCACCTGCTAGACCTGTCGAAGAACAGGAGCATTTGTGGTATCTGAGAGATTCCATGTATCGTATGGTATTAGAATATAGATTCAATAACTCTTGACATACAGTTATCAATGCAGTAAAATAAAACTACGTGCATTGAGTCAATGAAGAAATCAAAGGCAAAATTAAGGGCACAAGTCAAGTCAAGATTCTATTACATTTTCTGGGGTGCTGCGACTATTGCAGTAGTTTCTGGACAAATTTATGTTGGTGATGGTTATCGTCAAATGAGTGCCAGTTTCAATCGAATGACTAGCATGCTATATTCATTGATGGATGTAATTTAGAAGCATTATAGAGGCATATAGAGTAGTATTACAGGACATATTGCACCTTATACCACTCAAAGTGAAGATACATTGATATAAATAATAACAGCAGTGTACAACTCTTCACAATCCTGCTACAAGAATTATCTGGAAGCGCACTCGGATAGTGCCACCAACTATTTCAACATTATGAAAACCACACTCACCGTCGAAAATGACGGTATTCTTACATTTCCCCCCGAATTCTTAGAAACAACTGGATGGAAGGAGGGCGATGTGCTACAATGGATCGACAACCACGATGGTTCTTGGACCCTGACTAAACCAGATGAAAGAATTTGATTATGAATTGGATTACAAGTCTCTGGACTTCACTGATCCTGAAACTCGCAAACTTTATAGGATTGGCAGAGGAGAACAAGGTGTCCTATTAGTGAGACCTTACACTGAAGATATCTGTAGATATTGGAGGTTCAAAGATGTCCCTACCGCTACTCAATCTTCTAATACGATTTACGAGATGTTCTGTCACTACCGGAGGCAGAAAGATTTCATTGGTATGGACATGGCGCGGAAATTCCTTGAAATGGGTTTTACAAGGGCGAGACGCTATGCTAACCACAAAACCGGGAGAAAGTATTCTGTATCTAAAACCATTCTCCCACAAGAAGATGACGCTCTAACATCAGAAAAAGCACTGGCAGCACAAGTATTTAAGAAGATTCGTGACCTTGCTGCATACGACCCTGAATATCAAATGATGAGGAAACAATGGAGAAAATCAGAGTAGGTGATAATGTAAAATACTTAGGGTACACTAAGGAACAAGTAGCATGGGGTGGTAATGATACTCCATACATGCTAATACTTGACCGTACCTATGAAGTTGTTGATGTAGATGTACATCGACAACATACCAAGGTGCAACTTAAAGGCATCGTTGGTAAATTTAACTCTGTTCATTTTCAAGTGATTGATTGATGCCTACCAAGACAAAACCGAATCTGTTTCCGTGGGAATCATTCCCGTATCGTTTAGAACTTAAGGATCGAACTGCGTGGTTTATGTGTCAGGAACACATGGATAAAGAGATAGAAAGATATAAACTAAAACCAAAAGATTACAAGAAGTCATGTAAACGTGGTCATAAAATTGTCAGTAAGAAAACTGTAGTCAAAAAGAAAACAGTAAGTAAAAAGAGAGAGGATATATTGTCTCCTAAAATAAAAGCAAAGGTAATCAAGTTTGCCGAAAATACAAACATTTTGAAACCCAAATATAAATAGTTAAAAGATTTGTAAAGGTCAGTGTCGTGGACTTATCCGACAAAAAAGCAGCAAAAAGAATCATCAAAGTACACAAGAAACATCCTGAATTGTATACTAAGGAAGAAGTGATGTATGCTAAATTGATAAAGAGGATGCTCAAAAAGAAGAAGGAGAAGTAATGGCAGAAAAAATACCAGCAAATAGAGGTGACCTTTTTGAAGCATTTTTTGCTGCTGCTGTTGCTGCCAGATTCATAAGAAGAGCAAAAACAAGAACATCAAGAAATCTTCCTAAAGTAACTCCCGGTGATGTTGATGCTATCCTAAGCGAGATGATGAGGGGTGGGTATCAACGAGGCGTAAATGATGTAGGTAGTGCAGTAGTTGATACTGTGAGTGTAAGTGTTGCTATTCCAAAGAAAGCAAGTGTTTTTCTATCAGATAAATCAAATTGGAATAAAGTATCTGATTTGAAAACAGGAGCGATTAATTTTGCGAACTCACATTCACGATTAAATGCTCAAGCAAGAGGATTATCTATCAATGAACGTGAAGATCAAATCAGAGTAACTGCTGCTGGAACAGAAGATCAAAAGGGAACAAAAGCAGACGTTAGGGTGGAAGTAGACTCACCATCTTCTCCTAACGCAAGATTTAGAAACATAGATTACTCACTTAAAGTAAGTGGTGGCGAGCAATTTCATCAGGTATCAGGACAAGGTTTTGATAAGTTTCTGAGTATATTTGGTGAAATGGGTATTGATGTTAGTGCTGTATCAGCAAAATATCAAGAAAATATCAATGATTTCTTTGATACTGAAGTTTATACTAAAAAATATACATCTAGGGATGCTGCGGAACAAACTGGTGGTGGTCCAAAGTTGAAATCTGCGGCACAATTGGTGTATAATTATGCTGGTGGTAAGATGAAAGAATCTCTGGAAGCAGAGGGAGAGAACGAAGGTAAAACTAAATTCGCAAATTATATTATCTTTGGACTCTCTCGAAATGTTGTCACTGAACTAGTCAAGTTCGTTGGCAAAGGTGTCGTAAAGACAAGAGTTGCCGACAGAGAATTTAGAAATCTTCTCGCAAGTAGCAAATATGATGTTGTTGTGAATGCGACTGGTGATCCTAAAATTATCATCAGTCTTAATGGCGACAGAGTAATGCAAATCAGATATAAACTTGAAGTTGCCAGTGGTAAAGCAGGTGGAGCAAAAGTTTATAAGTTTTACCCTAGACACTATTTGGAAGCATTGGAGGGCATGTTTACGATATGAATGACAGTCTAAAAGTAACCCAACAGAAAGATGGGCAGTATGTCTTAGAGTGGGACAAGGAAGACCCACAATGGAAGTTCCTCAATGGGTTGACACCCGAACAGATTCAGTGTATAGTGCAGGAAGCAATACGCCAAGACAAACGTGGGCAACTTTGATTACAAGGAGTTCAGTCTCAAAAACTTGAAAGATGTTCTAGGTGAGGTTATCGATCAAGACGATTGCAACCCTGAAGAGATTGCACGGTCAATTATTGATGCTTGTGAAACAAACATCGACTATCATCTCAAAGCAGTGAGTAAAGCAGCAGAAACGATTGCGAAATTGAAAGGATTACTGAAAGAGAGCAATATCAGTGAGGGAACACCTAGTGATTGGGATGATTTCTGGTCCAATGTAACACCAGGAGAATGATATTCTGGATCGTTATGGTTATCTTCTTTGCTTGGTTGATATACCTAGTAAAGACACTGTGATAAGTGGCACAGCACCCTTGACGGGGTGCTTTTTTCATGCCATACTATATGCATATCAAAGGACATCGATGACCCTGACACTTCGCCCACATCAGAAGGACGCATTGCAGGCAATGGGCAACTATGACAAAGGTCAGATCATTGTGCCTACTGGCGGCGGCAAAACTATTTGCATGATTCAGGATGCTTGCATCGATCTTCGCGATAGTAAAACCATTGTTGTTGTTGCTCCTCGTATTCTTCTGGCAGAACAACTCTGCAAGGAATTTCTTGAGTTGATTGATACAACTCACACACATGTGATGCACGTTCACAGTGGTGAAACTCAGCATTTCAGCAGTACCAAAGCAGACAAGATTCACATGTTTGCTAATGTTGCTCGGACTGCTGGTGATTCTTGCATCATCTTCACTACATATCACAGTCTGCATCGTATTCAAGAGGCAGATATTGAGGTAAATACTATCTACTTTGATGAGGCACACAACAGTGTGCAGCGTAACTTTTTCCCTGCTACTGAGTTCTTCGCTAACGATGCTGATCGCTGCTACTTTTTTACTGCTACTCCTAAGCATTCTCTTACCATCTTCAAACCAGGAATGAACGATGGTGCTGTCTATGGGCAGGTAATTTGCAATGTTCCTGCACCACAACTGGTTGACGAGGGTTACATTCTTCCTCCTAAAGTTGTGGTTCAACAGCTTCCTCAGGGTGATTTCAAGCAGAGCGATGAGAAGAATCTGCTTGATACCATTGATGATAACGAGGTTGACAAGATCCTGATTGCTGCACGTTCCACAAAGCAGATTGTCCGTCTTGTTACTCAATCTGACTTCTGTGCTCAGTTGACAGAACGTGGTTATCACTGGATGTACATTACCAGCAAGACTGGTGCTATCATTGATGGCAATAAAGTATCTCGTGACGTGTTCTTCAAGACTCTCAATCAGTGGGGCACAGAAGAGAACCGTAAGTTCGTTGTTATGCACCACAGCATTCTGTCTGAAGGTATCAACGTCAAAGGACTTGAGGCAGTTCTGTTCATGCGTAACATGGATTATATCGGTATCAGTCAGTCTATCGGTCGTGTAATACGCCTAGGAGGCGATACAAAGACGTTTGGACTGGTTTGTGTGCCTGTCTTTGACAAAGTGGGCATCAGCACTGCTAGAAGCGTTCAGGCAGTTGTTGATACTGTCTTTGAGCAAGGTGAACCTGCTATCTCTACTATCCGTCGCTAATTATGATCAACTTCAAAACATTTCAACTCAATCGTTTCTCTCAATTACTGGAAACTATCCATGGTTACACTGACAACAACCTTAGGTATCCCAAAGCAGGTGAATTGGTTGAGAAAGCACTCGCTGAGTATAGCAATGGACTGCTGACCCGAGTTAACTTACCTGGCATTGATTTGACAGGTCCAAACAACACAACCTATGAGTCTAAAGTAACTCAATTCTCTAATAAATCGCAGATGGCAGTGAGAGGATTGATCCTTAAGAATCGTCGTCAAGCAGGAGACTATGAAGACAAACTTGCTGACTATTTTGTTATCACTGACGTGAAAAAAGGCAAGGCATGTTGTATTCCATCTTCTAAACTCTACAATATCAGAGACAATGGTGCTTGTGTAACTGCGAGCGCAGATCCTGAACTGTCTGATTTCTTCCTCACTGGTTACAATCTATTGGAAGAGAAAGGAGAACCTAGAGATTATTTTTCAGAGTCTGACGACTTTGATCTGACCTTCATTCGATCCATCTGAGTGGCACACTTCAAAAAGTATGCTATAATAGTAGGTAGTAAATGGAGCAAGATCCATGCAATGCGATGTTAAGTGTTACGTCAGTGGCAAAGTCTTTAGTGTCAAATGTCTTGCCCGAGACTACAATGAAGCGAAGCAAGTCGCACTCGCTCAACACCCTAACGCTCGTATTATGGGCGTGACTGCTGTATTTGACAAAGCACAACCATGACTACAAAATACTGGAAGATTATCATCCTTGAAACCACAGGATGGAATGAAATTGAAGAACCAAACTGTGTGAAACTGTCCAAAGAACAATGCACCGAACGCATTGAATCTTTGCTGGCAGAAGGTTACAATCCTAATCATCTTAAAGCAGTTCCTGATGCTTGAACTCCCTACCGATTTTCCTCATGAACCCCCAGAAAAATACTCGTACTCCGTTAGTCATTGCAAAAGCAATGTCATTGCCATCTGGTTACAACACCACCAAACTTTTTGCTATACTAGCGATCCTGTTTATACTATTTGGGGTTACTTCAACACAAAGAAGAGAGAATATCTCGCCCCCATCAACTCAAAGAAACCTGGTAAGGTAGTGAATATTAAGGACACTACACCTTACACTGCAATGCAACTAAACCTGAATCCTTTGGAACATGCCTTATACGCCTGAAGTTGATGACTATGTTAGATGGACAGATTCCCTTGGACATGTTACTGAGGGGTGGGTCTATTTTAGGGATGATGCTTATATTACGATAGAGATTGGCGTTAAAGATAAACCACCTTGTAAATATACAAAAACTGAAAAACATAAGAAGATTCATTGTTGTGTTGTATGCTATCCACAGTATTGGCACGAATTGGAATATATAAACAATCGAAGAGATTGGTATGATCGGGATGACAATTGAACTAGTGGCACACTAATGCCCCACAGCACCTTCATTCCTGTTATCTTATAGAAGTGGAGGGGATTCCCACCACAATCACACTAACCTCGCTACATAATGGCAACACGCGCTCGCATCGGTCTTCAACTTTCAGATGACTCTATTCTTTCTGTTTATCATCACTGGGACGGTTATCCTACTTGGTTGGGCAGGATACTTGAATCGCACTACAATACGAAGGAGAAAGTAGAGGAACTGATTGACGGTGGTGATATGTCAGTCTGCTGGACTGATGACTGCTTCCGTAATTCTGACGGTAAGATTGAGAAGAAAGCAGAATATGGTCCTCAATACTATTCTGAGCGTGGTGAGGATTGTCCTCCTAGACTTGATCCTAACATGGCAGCATATGCTGACAAAGAACGTGGAGAAGAGTATCACTATGTGTATGGTAAGGTTGCTGGTGAATATACTTGGACATGCATTGATATGAATGCATTTGATTACAGGAAAGATCCTGAGACTGTTTCTATCCCTTCCGGTTATCTCGCATGCTAAACACTGAGATTACAGTTGGCATCCCTGATTATTACAGGGATGACCAATTTTCTGAAGACATTGACAAGTTCATTGAACATGTTATTGTCGAGTCTAATCAACTCGGAATGTCTATTCCTTACTATCTTCTTGAATTTTGTGAATAAACTTACACTTCACGACGATCTCACAAAGAAAACTATCGACCTCACCTGGTCTGATTTCTCTGCTCTTCTTCTTTGTGCAGAATATCCTTCAGAAGTTTTTACTAAGAAGGATAAGCAACAATTAAAGCAAATCGCATCCACTTTCAGGGAGTTTATTAACTAATGAATTACAACACTGACCCGATTCGTGAATTTGACACCACTGATTTCAATCAAATGATTGAAGAATGGGAGCAAGAAGGTATTGTTGAAAGTATTGATACCGAGACATTGAAACTATTGAAAGAGTTCTAATGTTACAAAACTTTGGTAACACCGCTACATATAGTGAGGAAGATGAGTTAAAAACTCGTCTTCTTGTAGCGCGAATACAAGTCGAGAACCTGTTACTTATTAGTGAATATTTTGAATACAAAAAATATCTTAGAGAACATTTGTCCAAGGTAAAATACGAACTTGAAAGACAGTCCGTCAACCTTGACAAATCTAACCAAACAGACTAAAATCAAAACACTATCACGGACTCTCTCATGACACCAACACTTTCCAAAAAACTTACCCGCTATCGTCTCACCTTAGACGTGATGATTGACACCACTGCAAGTGAACCACCCTCACGATGGGAGTGGGAAAAGTTACTCCAACTTGAAGGAAACGAGCAAGTAAATGATGTATATGTGGAGAATCTTGGTGAGTATAAGATGCCATGAATGAAGAAGAGTTCTTTCGCATTCTAGGCGTAGAAGTCAATGAAAGTGATGACGAAACCTCATTTTATTATGAAGAATACTTCTATGACGTAGAAACTGTTTCACCATCATACGATTCTTAAACTGTCACAAGAGAGGCAACCGCCTCTCTTTTTTTGTGCTATACTAACAACAGTTGACAAATAACGATGTCGATTTTCACAATTGAACAACTCAACAGACACAAAGACGACAACGGTTGTTCTTATAACGTCGGAAAGTATCTGCATTCTGCTGCAATTGAAGCAGAGGTTGCTGATGTTTTGCGTCTGAATGATGTCTCTGAGGAAGTTGTCAACCTCGTATGTGATACCATCGTTGATCATTTTGCAACTGCAATGTATCTTGAAGAAAATGAAACTAACTCTTAAGGAGAAACTGTTATTTGTATCGTCCTTTATCTGGTTTATGCATTGGGGAACATGTCAAGTATCTACGCTTCTGGATATGGTTATTCTAAGAAACTCTGTGAGGATATTACCTCTTGGTTTCTGAATAAGTATTACCCACGCCATAAGATTGCTGTTGAAATTGAGCACAAAGGTCTCAAACGTGAAGGAGTTTACGGTTACTGCGATGTAATCGGTAAAAATTACAAACCAAGGCATTTCTTGATTGAACTTCAAGCAGGAATGTCTCGTGAACAGTATAGTAAAATACTTTTTCACGAACTTACCCACCTGTCCCAATGGGTAGAAGGGTCTCTCACTTTCAAGCATGGAAAAATGTGTTATTGTCAAGAACCAGTAGAAAACTACGACTATGTGAACCAACCACATGAAATTGAAGCACGAGAGAGTGAATCAGTTCTATATGATCTCTACCTAAGTGAGAAAGAAGGTGTGCCAGTTGAGGAACCGGAGCAGGGTTGGTGCAATCGCCTCTGTGGTGGTGCTATGATTACAAAGTAATCAAAACAAAGCGATGACTCCCGAGCAAAAGTTCCAACAACTGTTTGAGGAAATGTATCAACTTTGTGATGAACAAGGTTGGGGAGATCCTTTCTCTTATGCTCGTTCTCGTGAGATTCACATGGCGGGCACATTGGGACATCGTGTTGCTGATGATTACAGCGGCGCTGATGCTTTCGACGATGATGGTGGAGCAGAATACAAATCTACCATTGCAAATAACATCAATGCTACTTACAATGGCATCAGCGTTCAAGATACTTGGGAGGAGCAAGAACGCTATTTGATTGAAGATAAGATTGGCAAGTATAAGAATCACTATTATGCACGTTATGAGAGTGGTAAGATTGTAGAAGTGTGGAAACTTGATTGCAATGATGTTCTCTCAATCATTCTTCCTAAAGCACGGAAACAATATGCTAAGAAATCAAAAGGATTTGGTAAAGATCCTCGCATCGGTGTGACTATTTCTAAAAAAGAGATCGAAACACTTGGAACCCGCATTGTGGGTTGACAACTAAGCACAATCTGTGCTATAAATAAACTACGACGAAAGGGATCGCCCTGATGTGTCAAACACGTTGTAAATTCTCCTTAAACGTGGAGTCGCAACGCAAAACAAGTAAACTTGCATTAAAAACATGAACTATCCCGAAAATGACGGTCTGATTTCATTGTCAGATCTGGCGCTAAGTCTCAACTTCTCTCCAAAGAAAGAGTTGTTTGATGACTCTGATGAAAATGGCGGTTATATTCCCATTGAACTGATTGAACTGGATCAACTATACTGCGATCCAGAATTTCAAAGACTTTTGAATCAAGGAGTGATTCGGAAGGCGAAAACATTTGATAAAGATTTGGTGCGTCCTCTTTATGTTTTCAAGCGTCCTAATGGTAAGTATTCTGTAGCAGATGGACAGCACGAAAGTGTAATTGGATTTCTCTACACTGTGCAAGGAGGGAAACTGAAAATCCCTGCACAAGTTAGAGTTCACCCCCCATATTTTACACTAGAAGAATGTCTCGCTGTAGAGGCAAACTTCTTCAAGTTGCTCAACTTCCGACGTAGAAATGTTGGTAAGGTTGATAAACTCCGTGCAGATATTGCCATCGGAGATGAGCACGCTCTGAGTATTGAGCAAAAATTAATTGACATGGATGTGAACATTGAGGGAATTGGTTCTCCTGATGGGCACAAAGTAAAAGGATACGATAAGATTATGGAGGCACATGAAAAGTATGGTGTATCTAATGTTCACCGTGCAATTAGTAAATATACTGAATTGCAACACGATGCAAAGTCTCCCAGGTGGAATGATATTGACAAACCACTCAATGGTGCTTTGATTGGTGGTCTTGCTGGTGTTTATTTTATGTTAAATGGTGGTGGAGATCTTGGTTTCGCTGACAAGAATTATGCACTCACACACTATATGAATAACTACTTGAAGAAGTTGAAACCAACTGGCAAAGAATCTCTTTTGGATGGCACTGCCGGTATCACTCAAGATATTCTCATCGCTCGAAGAATTGTGAGTAAGTGTAATGCACTTATGGAGTCTGATGTTATCACCAAACAAGATGGTGAGTTCTTCACTGTTACTATTGGTGAGGATGTGCTAAAATCATGTGGAATGGGAGATCCTAGCGCATTATGAGTATTGATAGTGGCAAAGTATTGTACTCGTCAGGTAACAATGACGAGTGCTATACTCCTGATTATGGTGTAAAACCGATCCTTGAGTATATTCCAAAGAATGCAAAAGTGTGGTGTCCATTTGATACTGAGAACAGTGAGTTTGTGAGACTTATCTCGAAAACTCATAGTGTTGAATACTCTCATATTGATGAGGGAAAAGATTTCTTTACCTATGAACCATTTCACTGGGATGTAATGGTGTCGAATCCACCTTTTAGTAACAAACGCAAATTCTTTGAGCGTGCTTTATCATTTAACAAACCATTTGCATTGATCATGACTAACACTTGGTTGAATGATTCTGCACCAAAACAGTTGTTCAAAGATAAGGATTTGCAGTTGTTGATGTTTACTGAGAGAATGGAATTTAACCAGGCAAATGGTAAGATAACAGACAAAGTTACCTTCAGTTCGAGTTACTATTGCTGGAACTTTCTGCCGAAGCAAATCATAATGAAGGATCTTAACAAACCGAAACGTCAAGTTGTGCCAGCGTATCAAGTGGACCACACTATCGATAACCCGCTCACCCGTCTGTTATGATTACAAAGTAATCGAAAGGGGATCGCACCCGATGCAAGTTACCAACTCCGCTGTCATTGTTGATTACTTCCCTGAAGCATTCATCGCTGAAGCAGATGACACCAAAGGGATGAAGGTTGTCGTCAAACGTTTCACCCGTCGCGTTACTTTTCGTGCTACTGGACAAAAATCATACAGCACAGTGATTGCTATCGAAGCGAAGCACGATTGGCAAGCACGTATCATGAAAGGTGCTGAAGTTACTGACTTCAACCTGGAAAAAATGCCTGCTTCTGAGTACATGCCACTTGCCTGCTGATGATTACTAATGAAGATCGGGAGTTTGTTAACTTTTTATTTGGCAAACTCCTTTCCCACACTGATACTGACATGATCGATTTGCATGATGATGATTCATGCTGCGATCACCTTGAATTTGAACAACTTTCACTCTTTTGATTATGAAAGAACTTTTTGATCCTGGCATTGATAATCTTTCAATGCCCGTTGATGGTATCGAACCCGATCTTGAGATGTTAAGTAATCGCGAACAGTTAATGTGGGATATCGATGGAATCGTTGAAGAGTTTGCATGTAATAACAA